TCATATGGCTCATATGATAAATTTGGACCGGTTAATGGACCGGCTACTAATGTAGCACCATCACCATCACCATCACCATCACCATCACCATCACCGCCAGTATGTGTTTTACCTTTACCTGTTTGTAGTTGTAGTTGTAGTATACGCCTTTTTTTAATATCATCCATATTGGTTGTTTGCGTACCCGTCACACGAAAAGTTGTTTGTTCTATATATTGATATATAGGTTGAATTAACCCTATCATATGTATATTGTCATACGAATAGACAATCAGTATTGACTGTAATAGCGCATTTATCCCTTCGGTCGTTGTTAACGTCAAATTTATTGTATTTTCATCTTGTAACACGGTACGCATATAAGTTAGATTGTCGGCGGTTACTGAACGCGTAATTGGCTGATTTGTATTATCTGAAAATTTATCTGCGTCAAATCCGCTTACATTTTCGTAGAGAAAACTTATAATTTCTGGTGAATATTCATATTCAGATATATCATCGAACGTACTGTCTGGTAGATTGAAAAATGTATTTCTTTCACGTTTAATATCTACCTCCGAACCACGGAGGCGTTTGGACCGTTCATCTCTCATTTTCTGTTTCCGTTCATCTCTCACTATCTGTTTTTCTTCTGAAGTTTTTTGTGTAACTCCAGCTTTGGCCGGACCTTGTCGTTTCTTACCATTACCAGCTTGATTTCCTTGAAAAATATCTTGACTAATTTCTTCTAAAGATTTGATTCGGTTTAATGCGCTAATCGCACCATAATCATGAATAAAATCGTGTATTAGTAATGACAACATCATCAATCTGAAATATTTATCATCTTGATATTCAACTGTAGGCATAATATTATATATATATATATTCCTACTATAAAAACTAACATAAAAACACCATTATAAAGTATTCCATCTCAGTTAATGAAAGGCGAGTCTAAAAAAAAGCAACTCAAACAATTGAAAACCATACATACAATAGATGAAAAACACTCAGAGTTAACAGCATATTATGATAAGATAGAGAATGAAACTATACCCCAGTTACAGAGAGAAAAAGACGAGCTAAAAGACACCATCAAAACTTTACGAACCGGTCAAGTAGATGAATTTATGAATATGAAAGACAAAATTAAAGAAATTCAACAGAAGATTAAAACTCTCAAACAAGAGAAGAAAAAATATTTGCTTGATAATTCCCGATTCATTTTTGATTATTTCGAACAAAAACAGCAAATTTCAACCAGTATGGATGAATCGGGTAGCACGGACGCTCTAAATTCTTTTTTCAAAATAAAGCCTACTGAGAATAGTAATGATGGAACTATTAACAAATATACACAATCCAAAATGAATACGCAGCAATATTGGAGAAATGTGACAAATGAGTTTACGAATTCGCAAGATTATTATATAGAATCTGATACATGCGAGTTTTGTAATTCTGGTGAAATGATACCTCAAGACGAAGAAGGAATACTCATATGTAATAATGACAAATGTGGCAAATTCATTACCTATATTATAGATAGTTCTAAACCGAATAACAAAGACCCACCCAATGAAGTTTCTTACACAGCGTATATTCGTCTTAATCATTTTAAAGAAATCCTTTCACAATTCCAAGCTAAAGAGACCACATTAATACCCGAGGAGGTAATAGATTCAATTAAAGCACGTATTAAAAAAGAACGCATTACTGACCTGTCCGAATTGAATTATGATAAGATGCGTGAACTATTACGCAAACTCGGGTTAAACAAGTATTTCGAACATATACAATATATTAATTCATTATTTGGTATTAAACCACCAGTAATGAACGAAGAGTTACATGAGACCTTATGTGTATTATTTATTGAGATTCAAAAACCATGGGCGGTACATTGTCCTGCGAACCGAACCAACTTTTTTAACTACACCTATACACTTCATCAGTTATGTGTATTGTTGGACCAAACACAGTATTTACCCTATATACCCATGATGAAAGATAGGGAAAAACAATTAGAACAAGACATGATATGGAAAAAGGTATGTGAAGACCTGGACTGGGAGTTTTTCGCATCCGTATAATATTTATTTGAAACTACATAAACATTATACATTATATTTAGTAATGAAAATGGAATATTCTTATCCGGTCCAATTAATACTTGAATATTCAAATGATACTGAATACCGTCATTGTTTACGCAAGTTATTTAAAATGAATCCTATTAATTATCCCGATATATCTGAAATGGACTTAGATGAAGTAACTAAAGATGAAGTACGATATGATTTAGATGCTGCTAATGTTATATTGGAGTATATTTTTGAAATTACAAAATCAATACCCGAATTTATGAAATTGTATGAAAAAACCGCATCATTTATGTTTTCTACCGACCCGAATATAGGACTTACTATTATGCTTGGTTATGATTATTTAGACTTATTCCATCTCGTAATAATAAAAATAGTGTCTGGTATTTCTACTGAAGAATTAGTACAAACAGATGCTTATAAACAGTTATATGCAAAAATTTATAATTAATTTTTTGGTGTATATAAAATATACATTATTATATACACCTATAATGGCTTCTACACGTAATAAAAATAATGAAGGAGATTATCGTTTAGAACAACACGCTAACTCTGGATTATGCAACTATTTAACATGTAATAAAAGTAATTTTGGAAATCCTACAACCACTCATTTTCCCGGTAATGGATTATTACAAGGACGAATCGCGCCATCGAATTTATCCAGTAATCCATATGATATTGAATCACAATTGTTTGGCATAGGAACAAGCAATATGGTTAAACCCAAACCTTTTGTAAAACCTGTTATTCATGATTTACATTCTCTTAATGTTAGTGACCGTCTTCCCACCATGATTCCGGAACCATTGATTGTTGAAAAAGGACAACGCCCTAATATTATGAATTAGAATAGTTTTTTTGAGTTCGTCTATGAGATAATATGTTATTACGGAACGTGATATTGCGAGCGTGTTTTCGTTGTTTCTTTTTTTCCAATTCTTCTTTTGATATAGTATTTTGTACTATATCTGATTCCGCTGGTTCTTCCGATTTATTTGATGAAACTACTTTTAATATTTGGTTTGTAAAGTCCAACTGCATCGCATTATTTGATGTTTTTTCAGGCAATTCTTTACATTCAGTTATGTTTATTTTCATGTACTCAGGTAACGGCTCAGAAATATTATTCTCTATTTTTATTGGGATTTCTATATTCGCAATGACATATTGAATTGACATTTTTATGATTACATGAAATATCAATTTATATTTAACTTTTTTGTCGGCTATATATTTAATTTACGACTTCGGGTTTTTCATCTATGTAAAATTCTTTCTTTTCTGGATGATAATTTACGTATTTTACTTGTTTTGATGGCAAAGTTTCATCATCATTTTTCATATACATTTTACCTATGTAAATATATCCTTCGTTTACTTTTGATGTGGATAATTTGTACGGGTCATTGTCTTCGGCTGCTTTAAATGTAAACATATTACTCAATGAACCGATTAATAGACCTACTGATTGTTTTAACCAGTCTAAGTTACCCTTCCAATCTATTGATGATATTATGGAAGCTACTGGTTCTGGTGGTGATGCAGGTGTAATCGTTGATGGTTGTTGTTGTATTGCTGGTACTACTACTTGTGCTGGTTCTGGTACTACTTCTGGTTCTGGTACTGGTTCTGGTACTTGTGCTGGTACTTGTGCTGGTAATATTACTGGCGGTGTTGATGGTGCTACTGGTAATATTACTGGCGGTGTTGATGGTGCTACTGGTAATATTACTGGCGGTGTTGATGGTGCTACTGGTAATGTTACTGGTTCTTGTGCTGGTAATATTATTGGTGCTGGTACTACTGCTGTTGATGGTGGTGCTGGTGCTGGTACTACTGCTGTTGGTGCTACTACTGATGTTGATGGTGCTGTTGATGGTACTACTGCTGTTGGTGTTGGTACTGTTGATGGTGCTGGTGCTGGTACTACTGGTATTACTGGTGCTGGTACTACTGCTGTTGATGGTGCTACTGGTGCTGGCATAGCTAAGGATTTATTTAATATGTGTATTAATTGATTCACATTAAACATGGGTACTGGTGGTGGTGGTGGTGGTGATATTTCTGTATCGAGAGACAAATCTTTATTTAAAGTATTTGTTAATGTTTGGAGCAATGGATTTACATCAAATTTATTTTGAATTGATTCACCTAAGTCTGTAGTTATTGTTTCAGGTGAAGGTGGTGGTGGTGGAATATTCACTTCTTTTGCCATACGCTCAGCTCCTTTTGTGGCCGCTTCTATTGGTGCTATACGCTTAAATTCTCTTTGTTTCATACGATATTTTCCTTCCTCCGCAGCCTTTATTGGTGTAATAAGTCTATCTCCTTGTTCTATTGCTTGTTTTTCGACTTCTATTTGTGCCCGACGAGCAGCTTCTTCTTGTGCCTTCTTGTCAGCCTCAGCTTTTTCTCTTGCCACACGCTCTGTTTCTGCTTCTTGTGCCAAACGATTTGCTTCTTCTTGTGCCTTCTTGTCAGCCTCAGCTTTTTCTCTTGCCACACGCTCTGTTTCTGCTTCTTGTGCCAAACGTGCTGCTTCTTCTTTTGCCATACGGTCAGCTTCTTCTCTTGCTACACGAGCTGCTTCTGCTTCTTGTGCCAAACGATTTGCCTTTTCATCAGCAATAGCCTTAGCTCCCTGAACCCGCAATTTATCTAATTCTTGTTGTTTGTTACGTGTATCTTGTAATTGTTCTTGGGTTCGTTCATATTCATTTTGTACTGTTATTTCTTTTTGTTTATTTTTAGTTTGAAGTGGAACAATTACCTTATTAAATAATTCTTTTGCTAAATCGGATTCCAATTCCATTATGTATTATATTTACTTATAAATTATGCAAATACAATACTTTACGTGAAACTACTTTATTCTATTACTTTTTGAACGCTTTGTTTTACGACGTTTTGTTAGTCTACGTTTGTTTCTTCTTCGTTTTGTTTTTTTACCAGAACCATTTTGTATTGCGTTTGCTGCTGATACTTCTTGTGCGACTGATACTTTTTCTTCTGGAGGTTCTTCTACTGGAGTATATTTTTCACAGGTATTTGTTAATTCCTTAAATTTTTCGGTAGCAATATCTCTACAATCCGGATTTTTATCAGGATGAAATCTTAACCATGACCGTGGCTTAGGCTTCTGTGTATTTGGATTACAATCTTCACTTGGAATTATATCACGTTCGGTTGCACTACATGTTTCTATAGTAGGTGGCGTAGGTGGTAATTGTTCTGGTGAATCATTCGCTGGTGGTATAGGTAGAATATCAACTTGTTCTGTTGCGACTTCTTGTATGTCTTGTACTTGTTCTGGTGCGACTTCTTGTATGGCTTGTACTGGTTCTGGTGCGACTTCTTGTATGGCTTGTACTGGTTCTGGTGCGACTTCTTGTATGGCTTGTACTGGTTCTGGTGCGACTTCTTCTACGACTTGTTCTGGTTCTGGTGCGACTTCTTGTATGGCTTGTACGACTATATTATCTATTTTTCCTTTAAATATATTTAATTTATTTTCATCTGGTTGGTCTAATCTAACTTCTATTTCTTCCATACCATCTATTGTTCGGCCGATACTAATAATCGTAGGAGGATTTTGTGTTGATATACCAATATAAAAATCTGGTTTTGTTTTTGGTGCGCTCATTATAATATATAATTTATACAGATTAAATTACATATCAACTACCTAAATGATTCTTATATTACTATTACTTGGTATTTTTTCTTGTTTTTCGTTTACGTTCCATGTTTTTTACTGTTTTTGTATTTGACTTTTGTTTTGTTGACCGTGTTGTTCGTTTTTTTTTTGTTTTTTTACGATTTATTGCATTTCCGCCATATGTCGTTTTTAAATGTGTTTTAACACGTTCTAAATAATGTGTAATTTGCTCTGGTGTAGAATCATATTTTTGTAAGTAATTTGAAAGATGAATTAATATATCATGGAGTTGTTTTCTGTCTTTCACTTTCGGGTTTTTTAATAATTTATTTATATCAACTCCTATATTTTGAATGAATATGTCCTTTCCTTTACCTGAATAATCATTGGATTTCTCTATATTATCAATTATATTCTTTACAATGTTTTTGTATTGTTTTTCGGTATATGTGGTCGGTTTTGTTTGAATTGGAATAGTAGGTTCTGAATTACTCCGTAATAACGTATTTTTATCTGGATTAACTCTATTTATCACGCTATCATCTTGAGCTAATACAGTTTCCGCTTGTTTATTTGCGTCTTCTACTGATTTAATGAGGTCATCATTATTATTGGGAGATATATCTTTACAGTATTCACTATCTCCATATTCAAATGTTGAAAATACGTCTTTCACTAACTTCTCTTTAAACCGTACTAATTCCTTAATAAAATTTTGCTTATGTTCTTCAAAATCATCACTTAACCAGCCAGTTTTATATGTAATATATGTCTCATATTTATCGTTTACCATTGCATAATCATCATATAAATCGTCGTTGTAAATACTTTCACCTTGATTATTTTTAATATAATTTAGTGCGGTATTGCATTTAACTTTTCCCAATATTGTTGGAATAGGAGATATGGGGGTCAAGAATTTGGATATCTTATCTAATTCATCTACCAGTGCTTTTAACAATATCATGTTATCTACGATTTCTGTTTTATCATCTGTATATTCTGTCTGTTTAACTTTCTCGCTAATTTCATCAATCATATTTAAAAGTCCTTGGCTGGGTGCAGTAGTATGCCATGGTTCATCATCAGCTGAGTCTTCATCTTCATCATCAACTTCATCCGCAACTTCATCCGCAACTTCATCCGCAACTTCATCCGCAACTTCATCAGCAACTTCATCAGCAACTTCATCAGCAACTTCAGGTGTAGATGTAATGTCAGGTTTATCATCTTCATCGGTATCATCATCCAACCTATCCGGAGTTGTTAATTTACCAATAATAATGTCAATTTCATTCTTTACACGCTCTTGTATTTCTAATATATATTTGGTTTGGTCGGGTTTTAATGTATTATAATTGACAATTATATCCATGGTGTTATTTATCATTGATTCATTGTTTATTGATATTGATACAGTATCTAATAAACCATAAATATCATTAAATTCTAATCTTTTATCATCATCTATTTCTTTTAATAGTTCTATTTTTTTATTAATTTCTTTGTAAATAATCAATAATTGAACTCCATTTAATAATAAATCTATATTGTTCTTTTGTATACTTTCATCATTACTTAAACTATCTTCAAACATTTTCTGTAAATTATCTGGTATATCTTCACCTTCAAATTCACTATTAAACTCATCAAATACCAATTTTAATTCATCATTTAAGTTTTCATTTTTATTTATTTTGGTTAATCTATCCAATGTGAATGATAACATTTGTTGTTCTATATCTTCTGGCTCTGGTTCTGGTTCAACTACTGATTCAACTTCAGGTTCAGGTTCTGGCTCTGGTTCAACTACTGGTTCTGGCTCTGGTTCAACTTCAGGTTCAGGTTCAGATTCAAAGTCAGGCTCAAGTATATCAGGTAAATCAAATTGTTCTGGTTGTTCTTCAACTAACCCTTCATTTTGGATTGGTTGAAGAACAACTGGTTCGATAGATGAATCAGCATCATAAGCAATAGGTATTAATTCTTCATATATTGGTGTTCCATATCCACACTTTTCTTTATTATTTGTATTTGTTTCGTACTTTTGATTATCTAATTTCCATATTTTAAGTCCTTCATCTCCAGAAATAAGCATCAATCGTATAAAAGAATTAGAGTCTTTTAAATTCAACTTATTAATACCTTCTTGTAATGCTTCCATAGTTAATGGTAAATACTTATTATAATCAGGTACATCTTGAGTAAAGGTATGTTTTTTGATACTGGATACTTTGTAATTATATTTTGGATTTTCGTTTAATTCATTACATGTTTCTAACGTTATTGTTATATATTCATTAGGACTAATGGGAAATAAACTATCATGTAAATAATCATCAATATTTTTTGTGTTAGGGATTGGTTTATTCTTTCTTGTATTTTTATTCCCTTTTGTTCCTTTTGTTCCTTTAGATTTACGTGATGACATCTATAATATAATATGCAAATATAAATATTGTCACGGATTGTCATAAATGTACTCTACAAAAGTATAGAAAATTGATTACTAAATATGTATAGTTGTTATGGTATCAAACATTACAACAATGAATTTCACAGTATCCGCCCCTATCCGTAAGAAGACCATCTTGGTATTTGACGTAGAAACAAGTGGTCTTCTACCCAAAAAAGACAAATCGGACCCAAATCATATTCCAATTGAAGCTTATCCGCATATATTACAACTAAGTTATGCTTTGTATGATATTTCTTCAAATCAATTATTAGACAAATATGACACGTATATCAATGTAAAAAAAGAAGTGGAAATCAGCGATAAGATTACGGAATTGACAGGTATTACGCGACGTTCATGTAATAAGGGAGTTTCCATCGGAGAAGCTCTTACCAACTTTTACAAAGCCTATATTAGTTCTGACGTGATTGTCGCTCATAATATTGACTTTGACAAAAAAATGATTCTGGTAGAATTGGAGAGGAATAGACCAGAAATAATAAAAAATGCGCCTGAATGTATGACAATATTTAATTCCACATATGAAGAATTAAATGGTGTAGAACATTATTGCTCTATGCGTAAAGGCACAGTCATCACAAATATTATCGTTCCATCTAAGTATCCCGGAAAACCACCCAGTTTAAAGTGGCCGAGATTGAATGAATTATATGCCAAGTTGTTTGATGGAGAAACGGTTGATGGTCTCCATAACGCGATGGTGGATGTCTTGGTATGCTTACGGTGTTATATGAAAATGAGACATAACACCGATTGTGGTCTTCTTATGAAATCTAAATAAACAAATAATACTCACTTTTATGTAAAATATTAACTAATTACTTTTTCTTATGGACTTTCTTTTTTGAGGAACGTTTGTTCTTTTTTGTTTTTCTGGCTTTGTTTTTCTTGTTTTTGGTTTGTCTCTTCTTTGACTTGCCAGCCCCTTTTTTTGTTTTTTTTGAGGTGGGTTGGTTTTCACCTTCATCATCGAATCTACTTCTTTTTTCAGCAGCAGTAGGAGCAGCATCGTCGCCTTCGGTATCCATAGCAGTAGCATCAGTATTACTTTCTTCATCATCACCTTCTTCCATCGTACCAGCAACAGTAGTAGTAGCAACAGCAGGAGGACCAGCAGCAGGAGCTTTAAATATCGTAGCAGCAGTACTATCACCAGCAGCATCGTCGCCTTCGATACCACTACCAGCAGCAGGAGGACCAGCAGCAGCAGTACTATCACCAGCAGCAGGAGGACCAGTAGCAGCATCAGGCTGCGTTCTTCTTCTTACTCTATATATACGTCGAACCATCTCAGCAGTTTTTATAGGGTCTTCTATATCTAAATTAAAATCAATTTCGGGTAATATTCTTGCCAGAGCATCGTAATCAGTCGGTCTATTAGCCTTTAAACTTTGAAATAAATTGGCTGTTGCATTGGATAATTCAGAAGTGTTACTCATAAGTGCGGTTACTACCTCTTCATCTTTCATACGATTAACCCTTTCATGTAAGGTTGAAATGGCGTCTGTTGAATTTATAGCTACCTTAGCTGATGTTGTAGCTAAGTGACCGAATACTTTCTTTATAATAGTTCCTAAGGCGACAGTTGATAATATCCCGGTTCCAGCTGACACATATGGTGCTATAGTTGTCGTCAAAGTATTTATGAAAGAAGCTATAGTACCAGGGTTTGATATAGTCATCAACGCTAATTTTCCACCAACATAAGATGCTAATGCTGCTTGTAAGTCTTTAGTCCATAATAAACGCATACACTCATCTAATGTAGTATTCACTTTAGCATAGATAGCATTAACATATCCCATTAATATTTGAGATTTGGGAACCTGTGGTAAGGCAATTTGGCTTTCCACACGGGGGGGTTCTTTCAATCCTCGTATAACTTCAGCCACTGCGGTTGATATATCAGCTTCTTCTTGTTCAACAAGAGCTTTGAGTACACCACCACCATCAAGACCTAATTTTTCAATTGCATCATTCAAATCGTCCATATTAAACTCTTTTTCGTCAGAACGTTTTTCAACATAATCATTCACAACACCTACTTTACACTTCTCTTTCTCCACCATTTCAATCACATCGTTTTTAACTTCGTCTGGAATTGACGATCTGTTTATATTGTCATATAAACGCTTGTATTTCTCCGGCATTACAGAATCAGAGAATCTTGATGGTAATTTACGTTTACGACTACTGTTAGATTTTATTGGGAACTCTGTATCGTCATATTTCATTGGGCCTGAGCCACGGTGACTTTTGATTGACATTTGTAATTATATAATAACCCAACATAATAATTAAGCCGAGCACATTTCACAAATTTCATCTTCTGTGTTTTCACCTAAAGTAGTCCCTTTATTCTTTTCAGGTTCAATGGTGAATTGTTGAGCTTGATGGCGTGCTCTTCTACGTAAATAATAAATACCAGTTTTCAATCCCTTATTCCAACCATAAAAATGCATTGATGTTAAATTATTATAAGTAGGGTCTTCCAACCATAAATTCAAACTCTGACTCTGACATACAAATGCCCCTCTATCAGCTGCCATATCAATCAAATTACGCATAGGAATTTCCCAAACAGTTTTGTATTTCTCCTTAATATCATCCGGAATAATATCTATCTGTTGAATGCTTCCATTATTCGCAACAATGTTATTCTTAATTTTGTCATTCCACATGTCTAAATTCATTAAATCTTTCATTAAATATCTATTCACGACCATGAAATCACCCGCAATAGTTCTACGACTATAAATGTTGCTCGTAATTGGTTCAATACATTCATTATACCCTAAAATCTGTGATGTAGACGCAGTTGGCATAGGAGCCACCAACAATGAATTTCGTAGACCATATGTTTTAATTTGTTCTTTGAGTGCGTCCCAATCATACATCTTTACCTTTTCATTAGGGTCTACCTCCCACATATCAAATTGTAAAATTCCTTCACTCGCAGGAGACCCGTCAAATGTACTATATCGTCCATCCCGTTTAGCAATCTCACATGATTCAGTCAAAGCAGCGTGATAAATGGTTTGAAAAATACGAAGATTGATTTCCTTTGCTTTATCAGACGCAAATGGTAAATTCAATAATATAAATACATCAGCAAGTCCTTGGACGCCAATACCAACAGGTCTATGACGAAAGTTACTGCGTTCTGTTTTCTTGGTAGGATAAAAATTAACGTCAATCACTTTATTCAAGTTATAGGTAACTGTACGCGCGACTGAATGGAGTTTTAGATAATCAAATTTGACATTTCCATCTTTATCCGTAATAATAAAAGCGGGTAACGCGATACTCGCAAGATTACATACGGCGGTTTCATTTTCATCAGAATATTCAGTAATTTCACAACATAAATTAGAAGATTTAATCGTACCCAGATTTTTTTGATTACATTTACGATTTACAGCATCTTTATATAACAAATATGGAGTTCCTGTTTCCATTTGAGCGTCTAAAATCTGAAACCATAAATCACGAGCCTTCATTGTTTTCCTACCTTTACCTAAGTTTTCATAATAGGTATATAATGTTTTGAATGCGTCTCCATATACATCAGATAATCCAGGACATTCATCAGGACACATTAGCGTCCAATCTTCTCCAGCCTTGACGCGTTCCATGAAAAGGTCAGACATCCAGATAGCATAAAACAAATCGCGTGCTTTTAAATCTTCATCTCCGTGATTTTTACGTAGATCTAAAAATGATTCAATGTCTGCATGCCAAGGTTCCATATACATTGCGAAGCTGCCATTACGCTTTCCGCCTCCATTATGAACGAGACCATTATGAATAGTATAATTATGTTCGTGTTTCATTTGTAAATCATATACAATACCATCGTATTGGGTGGTTTTGACATCTTTTACACGTGTTAGTAGATAATTCTCATATTTCATGTATTTAAAAAATTGGTTGTCGTTATATTCTAATCCCATTAAATCGCATAATTCTTGCGTTCTTGGAATACGCAATGTATATGAAATGAGCTTATTTTCAATCACTCCTCGACTTGTCATGTGTTTTTCACCTACCCTATCGCGAATACTCCCACTTGTTAATATTCCCATTTTGAGACAAATTATACGAGCACTTTCAATCAAGTTCAATGATGTACTATCAAATACTACTTCGTTATTAGACAAACATCCGTCAGTTTCTAACATTCCTTTAAGAATGTACTTTAATTTATCAACTGGCAGATTCAACCATTTTGGCAATATACGTTTTTGTTTGGTTTCGTTATAAAAATCATTATATCTAAAAGGCAATTCAAGCTGTCTATTCCAACGTAGACGTGTAATGTTTCCATCTACAGTAGTAAATGTTTGGATACTTCGTTTTTGGAAATAATCTTCTAAGTATGTCAGTGTATCTGATTTATTTTCAGTATGCATTGACACATAGCCAGCGGTATCATTCGAACAATTGATACATCCATCACCCAAAATTATACCATACGTTCTACAATCATCTTCTGTTATATTACTAACATCTTGTTCGTATTTGGGAATTGAATATACAATCATGTCATTTTCGTCCAACTCCTTTGCTTCTACCCATTCAAAAGTTGCATGTTTTTTTTCTAATCGGTTTCTGATAACATTATAATTTAATCCTTTTACCTGATTACGTAAAGCATATACAGGATGTTCTGGAGTAATACGTAATGGAAAGATAGAATGGGTAGTTTTAATTTCTAACATTTCATCATTATATACGTGTTCCAATACGTCTTGTATGACTTCTGTTTCTCCAAGAGCATTATAGATTTGAGTAACACCTGATTCACAATGTTGAATTTCTTTAGGTCCATCAGTTGTATAAATAATAGTTTCGGGATGGACGCATTGGTCGACATATTTTGCAGTGTGGTTAAATACACGTAACATAGGGACAATTCCATTAGAAGAACCATTTGTTCCACGAATATCACTACCAGAAGCACGCACATTATGAATATGGAGTCCAATACCACCAGCCCATTTTGAAATCAAAGCACAATCTTTCAATGTATTGTAAATACCTTCAATACTATCATCTTCCATAGCAATTAGATAACAAGAAGATAATTGTGGATGTGGTGTTCCCGCATTAAATAAGGTAGGAGTAGCATGTGTAAAATACTTTTGTGACATTAATTCGTATGTTTCTTTAATTTTCTCCATATCCTCCCCGTGAATACCCATAGCAACACGTAACCACATATGTTGTGGGCGTTCTACAATTACTCCGTTTACTTTCATCAAGTAAGCACGTTCAAGGGTTTTAAATCCAAAATAATCAATTAAATAATCTCGTGTATAATTACATAATTGATTAAATTCATCCTGATATGTTCGTGCTGTAATCATCATATCGTCAGTAATTAATGGTGAATGTTTCCCATGTTTATCTTTATTCATATATAATTTATTCATTGTATCAACAAACATGGATGATGTTTTTTTTGAATGGTTAGCAATAATAAGTCTTGTGGCTAATGTACCATAATCGGGATGAATAGACGCCATACTCGCACATTGTTCGGCAGATAATTCATCGATTTTGGTCGTAGAAATATTATTATATAATTGGTCGATTACCTTCATTGCTAAGGATGTATAGTTGATTTTCAAACTATGTTGAAGAGCTGGAACTGGAATATCATAAGTTTCTTGCCCGATTGTCTTAATACGTTTCAAAATTTTATCAAATGACACGATTTCGGTCTCACCTGAACGCTTTGTAACGTGCATTTCATCATCAAAATTCTGAGTAGACGACATTTGTATATATTATTTATATACAAATATCTATATCGTTTACAACTAATATTTGGAATCCAATTTAATTAAACAAACCTTATTTGTCAATGGCATATTTGTTATTGTATGGCTTCCAGAAGCATCATTTATAGATACGGTTGTCTTTGGAATTCTTCGTTTTGGCGAACGATGTTCGTATCCTTCGATTTTTTCTTTTTCAATAGTATCCCATACTTCTTTTATGTTATGAATTGCCTTAGAAAACCAGGTTCTATTTCGCTGTATCAAAACACATGATATCTCATCTAAATACCAATATAGTGTATTGAATAGTATCATATTATCAACCGTTTCTTTCTCTTTTGTTATCCATTCATCAATTGATTCAGGAGTTAACGGTATATCCAAAGGCATATAGTGATATGTGGGATTATCATTTTCACTAAAATCACTGTTTATAAAATATAATACTATTCCTCTATATTCCGAATTCGTTGAATTGTTATAAAAATCCTCTTTATTATCGTACTCTTTAATACGCGTTTCCACAAAATCACAGTTGTCTAAGTCACATGTTTCCATTTGGATTTGGGTTTGAATCCAGTACTCTTCTTTCGGTATTCCAGTAATTTCACGATTTACAATATTCTTTATTTCTAACATAGTTCCGTATTTTTCACTTGATGGTAGTATATTAATGCCATCGGGAGACGCACCGATGTAAGGATATATGGAATGACGTATACATCCAAATTCACCTATCTTTGTTTTGTATAAATCCTCATAAATCATTGTAGTTATAGGCTCATATTTGACACCCCAATGCATAGCATTTGATGTTCCATATGAAACTCGTTCGACTGGATTATCATATGCTTTACATTTTTCATATATCAGACTGTTTACTTGCGATTGACTTCCCAACGCTTTCCATAAACTACTTGCTGATAATAAGCTATTTCGGAATTCATACCATTCAGGAGTGCGTTGTGCGGGTTGAGGTTGTTTTTGGATATATTCAATTATAGTTGTTAATTCTTCTTTTGAATATTTGTTTTTATCTATGAAATCATGTGTATTTAATATAGAACGCGGTACAATATCACTATTATAGGATAAATATGATTCGTGTTGCGATTCTACAAATTCAACTATTTGTTGGAATTCATCTTCGTCACATATATTTATATTTTCCCATTCAATCCACAAGTTAATGCTGATACTATCAATCATGTCTTTATAAAATTTGGGGGATGATATTTTCAGTATATTATGAGTATAACAATCTTCGAATTGTTCGTAAATATCTTCAATGATATCATCGATTTCATCTTCTTCAAATGAATCAAATAATAACATGGATTCTTCGGTTTTACAAGATATAGATGAAGATATAGAGGTTTCATCTATATCAGATTCATATAGCGAATTGTTAGTAGATAGTGTGAATGTGGTATCGGTTTCGGTCTCAGTCTCTTCACTATTGCTGGTAAGATAAAATTCTAAATCACTCTCACTCATTTTATTGTAATCTGTAATATTATATCATATTCTTTCTATACAGTTTTTACGTATTACTCTAATAGATTTTTATCAATAACGGTTTCTTTCAATATATTACTGATTATCTTCTTTTCAAACTTTTCATCTTCTTCCTTACCATAACCACCTAATGATGCTTTGGAATATTCAAAGAACTTATCGCATTCTGGTGTATCCAATATATCGTATTTGGGGTTTTCGGCTATCCATGGATGCACTTGGGCTTTGTTCTTATTCGCTACTATGCGGACTGCTTTACTTAAATGCTTTTTTGTTTCATCTTCTTTCGCCCATACATCGGAATCTTTTACATAGACCGTTTCGCGTTTCAAATCCGTACAGTGGATTGGTCTTACATGGGGATGCATATCGCGGATACGCTCTAACATGATATCGGATATCCCTCTTACATACCCTACTTCTCCTGTATTGATAAAATCATTTACCGACAATACGATTGACTGAATGAAATCGTTTAGATTGATAGCATCTTTACATGTCTCATTCAAAAATACGTTTAAATTGAACTTGTTGTTTGTTGTATTGTTGATTGTATTGTTGTTTGTCGTATTTCCTGTGTTCTTTGATAGCTCTATAATTGTATCTTGTTGGTCTGTCATTTTCTGTTGTTGATCTACCATTCTCTTATGTTGTTCTACCATCATCTCCTTGAATTCTTGGTTTTGTTTCAGTAACTCTATTACCAAGGATGAATCTACTGGGGGTGGGACTTGGACTACTTGGGTTTGGTCGGGTTCCGACACTGGTTCTACATTGACTGATAGTGAGTTTTCACCCGTACATTTTTGTTTATGTCGCCATAAACCAGAATGATATTTATATTCATGTCCACATTTATCACATGAGTACATACGTGATATAGGCATTTGACTTGTATCATCCAGTATCTTTTGATGTTTAGCAGTAGTTAAATGTATATCATAATTACTTTTTTTACTGCACTTAAAGTTACATTTTTCACAATAATATCGTTCGGCATTTTTCGGCATGTTTATTGTATCCTAAATGTATCCGTTTATATAATTAGGATACATAAAAAATGCTTTATATCATTATTTTCGTTAATATACTTTTTATTTTATGCAACCAATAATATCACTCATAAATTCAAAAATACTGCAATATCATCACAATCACCATTTTGGAAAAGTATTAAAACAAAACTATCTTGCACAAATCAAAAATGGACATTTTATAAATGTCCATTTTTTCAAATCGTAGCCATTTCTTTTTTGACTTTTTTTGACCTTTTTGTCTTTTCAGCGTAAACCTATTTAATTTAAGAATTAGTATTAATAGTAGTAGTATGTGAACTAATAATCTTTGATAACTCTATAATTTTATCTTGTTGTTCGGTCATTCTCTGTTGCTGTTCTGTCATTCTCTTATGTTGTTCTACCATCATCTCCTTAAATTCTTGGTTTTGTTTCAGTAACTCTATTACTAAGGATGAATCTACTGGGGGTGGGATTTGGGTTAGAACGGGTTCTACATATTTACATTTATTACGATGTTTCCATAACCCGGAACGAGAATTGAATTGTTTACTGCAATTACCACATACAAAAGACAAATGGGTAATATTAGTTCCACTCATTTCCCGAACATGTTTTCGTGTCAGTAAATGACGATTATAATCTTTTTTGTTTTGGGTTTCAAAACAACATTTATCACAAGTAAATTTCCATGAACGTATTGAATCGTCTCCATTTTTAGATTCGTCCGTAGTTAAACATTCATGTTTGATAACATTTGTACGATGTGTGTTAGTAGTGTTATGTATATCCAATAGATTATTCGAACCAAAATAAACATCACATACTTTACAATGAGGGCGTTCATGTGGCGGTGTATATTTCATCAGTTTAGGTTTCGGTTTTGGTAAAGGCTCTATACTATTAAGAGTTGCTTTATAATCTTCAAAATAGGATTGCTCCAGTTTTTTAGCTGCATATAAATCATCACAATTATGAAACGCAATTATTTCCATCATCCAATTGTCCCACCCCATATTATCTCGTATAGTCTTGTATAATTTGCAATTGTAATTCGACGATTTATTATTTTTGCAACCTTGCTTATGTGCGTATTTTCTCTGAACGAAATTGGTAGTATGTCCTATATATAGGTCATCTATAGATGCGTCTTTACAATAAATTTTGTAAAATATCGTATTTGAATAATCAATATCAACCTTAGGCATCTTATATGTAGTTATATGTTACAGTGTTTATATTATTTTAGACTATATAAGATAATATATTAAGCATGACCTATTACCGCACAATCAAACCGTTTACCAGCATGTCCGGTAGTAAGTGAATCATCATGTTCGCCTTTCCCAAGGTCGTCTTCGTCAACATGAATGATAATAGACCTTCCAAAAATGGAAAATTTCCCATATAGGGTAATTTTGTCGGTAGATATATGAGTTTTGACTTCTCCAGCATCATTAGCTACTATGTTTCCTAAATCACCAGCGTGACTATTCTCCCCATGTAATCCCCCGTGTGTTTTATTATGTGGATTCCAATGTCCTTTACATTCCGAGCAATCTTTCTTTAACAAGTTCCCTTTTTCATGAATATGAAACCCGTGTTTACCTGGAGATAAATGTTTGACATGTACGTTAATTTTAACAGGGGATTGACTATCATCTTGATAAAATGTAACATACCCTCCTTCCAATTTACCTTGAAATACTGCTATACCTTGCATATTGGTTTATACTATATATCTATAATTTCTTCAAAAATAATACATATACATCGTTCATCTATTCTAATCAAAGTGTGGTATTTATGTATGAAGTCAATATCAGTAGATTTAACTCCGAAGAAAACAAAAGAAGAAATCGAAGAAGAAAAACATATAAGAGAACAAGAAAAGAAATCAAAGAAGCAACAAAAACGTGTTGTAACAAACCATAAAAAATGGGAATTTACAGAAGAAGAATTACAATGTTCTCAACAACTCCAATATATAATGCAAATAGAAGATGAAAAAGAGAAAAACACAAAACAATACAAGTGTATTTCCGAGAGCTTTAGACAAAAACTAAGTAGTTATCGTAGTCAAGACATTCAAAAGGACCGTTATTCCGAAGAAAATTTTACAGATATAGAGAACATTATAGAATTATTACAAGAATCGGGCAATATATGTTATTATTGTAGAGAATCAGTCAATGTTCTCTATGAATATGTGCGCGATCCGAAGCAATGGACGCTTGAGCGAATAGATAATAGTATAGGTCATAACAAAGGAAATTTAATGATAGCATGTCTAAAATGTAATTTAGGTAGGAGAACAATGCATCAAGAAAGATATGTGTTTACAAAACAATTAAATATAGTGAAAAAAGAATAACAATGAAACTGATATATAAACATGTGTACAATTGTTCTCAATGTCAGATATAAATAATAGTATTGAGAACAATCGTAAGAATATTATCAATAAATTGGACTATTTTTATAGAACGAATAAAATACCTCATTTAATATTTCATGGTGAATCAGGTTCTGGAAAGCGTTATATAGTAGATGAATTTATACAAAAAATATACAACCAAGATAGACAAAAGATAAAACAGAACGTAATGATTGTAAATTGTGCTCACGGTAAAGGTATAAAATTTATACGTGATGAATTGAAGTTTTTTGCGAAGACAAATATGAGGTCAGATTCAGGTGCGTCTTTTAAAACAATTGTATTGATTAATGCCGATTTCTTAACAATAGACGCTCAATCCGCACTAAGGCGATGTATAGAATTGTTTAGTCATACTACCCGTTTTTTCATTATTGTAGAGAACAAACACAAATTATTGAATCCAATATTATCTCGTTTTTGTGAATTATATGTTCCTGAATATGTAAAAGACAGTAAAATCGAAAATTTACATCAACATTTTATAAAAGAACATATAAACCATGTATCTAATACAAACGAATGGTTAGACACCCATTTAAACCCCGCTGATATAAACGAACATGTTGAGTTAATGGATTTTTCTGACAAATTTTACCAAGAAGGTTTGTCTTGTATTGATTTTATAGAATGGGTGAAATATACAGATACATTATCGGATACAAAAAAGAATGAATTAACCATATGTTTTAATACTATAAAATCCGAATTTAGAAATGAGAAACTATTGCTGTTATATTTGTTAGATTATTTGTATTTACGTTTAAACCCAACCTTAAAAAGTGTGTTAACAATATAATTAGATGGACGATTTTGTTTTATCCAACTTACAAGAATCAAGAAATGAATGGTGTAGTCGTTTAGTAAGTATTTTCACACCTTTAATTTTAGGGGGTATAAAATCATTATTTAATGAATCATGGAAATTGTGTATTGATAATGATGAACCAAACAAATATTTAATGACATTCCAAAATCTATTATCAAGGATTCCCAAATGGAATAATGAAATAATCGAGGATGAACGAAAACGCATAATTGAACGTAGTGGTTGTAATTATTTAGAAGATTTGATAACTTGCGTCCATATTATTCAACTCAAAGTTCTTACGTGTATACGAGTAGGAAATAAGCAAAAGAAGATAGATATATCAATTCCTAAGTTGGATAGCTTTATTCACAAGGTATATATCAATGTAGCACGAAAGGTATATTCAAATGTGTATTTGTTCGATAAGAATATAAGCCCATTACAATTACAAAAGAACAATCGCGAACTGGAAAGCATAATACAAGAGTGTATTTTAATTTCAATTCGCGAAAGCATTCCAACGGAAGCTATTATTCGTGCTTATATGGATGAAAGTGTCGAACAAGAAGAGGAGGTAATTATAGAGGATGTAAATGAAGAAGAAAAAGAAGCAGAAGAAATTACAGTCCCTACACCACAATCTGAATCAATAAATGATATTGATGAAGTAGTACCTGAAGTTGTACCCGCAATTAAAAATGTAGATGAAGAAGCCGTTGTAACAAAGTTATCTTTTAACGACATGGATGCTATATTAGATGAGTCTGATAACGTAAAAACAATAGAAGCTCCCAAATCAATCGAAAGATTAGAAGAAATCAGTACGGAACGTGCTTTTCAAAGACAATTAGAAGAAGAATCGGATGATGAACGTATCCAAATATCAACCGAACAAGTAGATTTACGAGACTTTGATGAGCTTGGTTCTACCCATTCGGTTCAGAAGGTCGATGACAGTATTATTTTAGATGGTATCGAAGAATTAGTATAATTTAGGCGTATTCGTCTGTTTACAAATAAAAAAATGACAAAAAATTATATTAGTAATGGAAAAAGCCTTTATACTATCTTTATTTATAACCGGTGTCTTTTTTGTATCCAAACTAATTGATATGAAATATATCAGCAAAGAATGGAAACCAATGAAGACTGTTATTCGCGAATCCTTATTTGTATTGGTCTCAAGCATCCTTTCAGTAGTCGTATTTTTTCTTACAAACGGTAAGATGAGTGAATTTTTTGATATTTTAACCGAAAGTAAAACGTTAAAGCCTTCTGCGACTGAAGTATTTACAGGTGAACCAGGATTCTAATTACACTATAAGTAAAATTGATTACTTATAGTTTATAAAAATGTAGACATACTATAAAATGAGTGCGATTCAACATATAAACAAGTTTAAAAAGGAGGGTATAAATGCTCTTGAGAATATACCAGAACAAAGGTACGTTACAATAATACAGAAGGCAAATGATGAATATTATAACAATAAACCATTAATGACTGATAATGAATTCGATATTGTAAAGGAATATTTCGAGAAGAAGTTCCCAAATAATCCAGTTTTACAGACTATTGGTGCCCCAATCACCAAAAACAAAGTGTCGTTGCCTTATAATATGCCTTCAATGGATAAAATAAAACCCGATACGGATGCGTTGGTTAAATGGATGAAAAAATACACTGGAAATTACGTATTATCATGTAAATTAGATGGAGTTAGTGGAATGTATACAACTGAAAACAATACACAAAAGTTATATACGCGTGGAGACGGAACAATCGGTCAAGATATAACTCATTTACTTCCTATGTTAAACTTACCCAAGCATGAAAATATAGTAATTCGTGGTGAATTTATAATATCAAAGACAAAATTCGAAGAAAAATATAAATCAAGATTTGCGAATCCCAGAAACTTGGTAGCAGGTATAATAAACAGTAAAACGATCGATAACAAAATAAATGATATGGATTTTGTAGCATATGAAGTAATAAAACCAGTATTGTGCCCCAGCGACCAAATGAAGTTGTTAGAAAAATACGGATTTAATACTGTTCGAAATTTACAGATGGCAACATTAACCAATGAATTATTATCACAGTTATTAATTGATTGGAGAAGTAATTATGAATATGAAATAGATGGTATCATTGTATCAAATAATAAAAAATATGCTCGTACCGAAAAAAATCCCGAACATTCATTTGCGTTTAAGATGGTAATATCAGACCAAGTAGCGGAAGCAAAAGTGGTAGATGTAATATGGAATGCAAGTAAGAGTGGATATTTAAAACCACGTGTTCGTATTGAACCAATTAATATTGGTGGCGTAAAGATTGAATATGCTACTGGATTTAATGGAAAATTCATAGAAAGTAATAAGATAGGTATTGGTGCTGTAATTCAACTCATTCGAAGTGGTGATGTAATTCCATATATCAAGTCCGTAACTACAGAAGCCGAAATGGCAAAAATGCCAGATGTTCCTTATCATTGGAACGAAACAAATGTAGATATAATATTAGATAACATTGATGATGACACCACAGTTAAAGAGAAAAATATAACAAGTTTCTTTGTAGGTATTCAAGTCGAAGGATTATCGACAGGAAATGTAAAAAGATTAATGAATGCGGGTTATGATTCGACCCTAAAAATAATTCATATGAAAAAAGAAGAATATGAAGGAATTGAGGGATTCCAGACAAAAATGATAAACAAAATCTATAATGGAATACAAGAAAGATTGAAAGAATCTACATTAGTAGAAATAATAGCAGCATCTAATCTTCTTGGACGCGGTATAGGAAAGCGTAAATTAGAACCAATCTTTGAAAAATATCCAAACCTATTTACACTATTAATCTCAAATGAAGAGTTAAAAGTAATGTTACTATCAGTAAATGGTATAGGAGAAGAAAATGCGAGAAGTATAGTAGAAAATATGAAGAAAATGAAGACGTTTTTGGCAGAGGCAAATTTATTATATAAGTTATGTAACGAACAATCAAAACAAACTATTAAAACGAAAAAATCTCAAGTAGAAGACCATATTTTGAATGGAAAAAACATAGTAATGACAAAGGTAAGAGACGCAAACATAATATCTGAATTATCTAAATATGGTGGAAAGTTAGAGAATACCATTACAAAAAACACATTTGTCCTAATTACAAAAAGTCATGATGATGTATCCTCGAAAACAAAAAAGGCAAACGAATTGGGGATTCCGATAATGACACCATTAGAATTCACAAAAAAATATCTATAATTATCGTTTCATTGTATGTGTTCTTGGTGGTATAAGAAACACATCATTGTCTTTGGAAAATCTAACCGATTTTTTATTGGTATTATTATGCGTTATAGTTGGAAATGTTGGACCAAATAATGTACGGACTGATGGAGACATTTGTTTGATACAATACATGTTTGGTTTACAATATACTCACAAAAACATATACTATGAAGTTTATGTTTTTCAAATAATTAGAAATATTTTGGTAGGCGATTTACATCCATTACATGTTCTCCTACTTCCTTTTCATGAATGATAAATTGATGAAAGAACGGATATTGTAGTTGTTCTTGAGGTGTGTGTTTATGAACTGTACGTGCTATCATTTTATATAATTTAAAATCTGGATAACGCTCGTCTCCATTTTTCTTGTATAATACATTTTTGTTATTGTCGTCTAAACACCATCTATATATAGTTTTTTGTAAATCGTCGTAATCATCATACTCCAAATGTTCTGGAATGATAAAATCATAAATAGAACATCCCAGACGACATAAATCAAAACTCATGTTTGGTTCGAGTCTGGCTTTTTTGTTATTAAAAAATGGCTCACAATTATATTGTGTATCCGCGTCCCCACCAGGTCCGAAACTATCCGAACAATAGGTAGTACCATTAAAACGATATATGCTTCTTCCAAAGTCAATTATTTTATATATTCTGCCATATGTAGGTACCTTGTATACAATGTTCTCAAATTTATAAAATAAATACGGTATATCTGTTTCGATATACATAATATTATTTGTGTGAAGGTCATTATGTGTAAATGAAAACATCTTTTGGTATATAATAAGAGACATGACTACTTGAAATAGAGCACTGGATGTATTTTCCAAAGTCGCACTTCCAGACGTAAATAGGTCATCGAACGTACCATCGCATTTTTCAAGGCATATCATTTGAACGGGATAGTTATTAATGTATACGTATTGGTCTTCTTGTATACTACATGTACTATCATCGTTAGATGTATCTGTAGTGGTTTCCCAATCACTTTCATCATCCTCATCTGAATCAGTCGTATATGCGATAGAACTATTATCATCACTTGATTGTCCGTCGTCGACGGAATCCTCAACTTTTGAATTATCTACGTTAAGTTTGTTCTCATATACAATACAATTATCAAGAGTTAAATCATTAATATTATCAATATCATCAATGTCAGTTAAAGACTCTGCGATAGAAACGGCCGAAATGTTATGATTTGTTTTAGAGATATATAACTTAGGTCGTTGTTTTCGCGAATCATCATTTGGATATTGGTCTATATCTACATTTTGAAGCGTAAATAGATGATTATTATTGTTATTAAAGAATGGCGATTCGGTTAAGTAATCAATATCATCTGACACATCATATTTATATTTCTGTTGAATTCCAAGAAAAGAACCATAGAAATCCAAACAGTTTATTATATTATGATTTTGTAGAGTCATACTACTCAAATAATAGAAAAATGTATCAATATAAGCACAATTGTGTTGTGAACTAATTTTAGAAATTACATTATGCGAACTATCATTAGAAACGCAATTAGCTACAGGTAAATTATTTAATAGTTCTGAATCGTTTTCATATTTTCCTATCATATAACGTAGTGGGTCTAACAATGGAGAATATTTGAAGAAAATATCTGTGTCATGTTCTATGTCTGACATATCAATAACTAAATGAGGATTTACGAAATGTTTATAGTGATTTAACTGAATCATATTATAATTTTTATTAGAAAGAGTAAATAACTTATCATAAATAGGGTTATATTTTTGTAGTTTATCAATACAAAATGGATTATATCCAATTTGTACGTCATCCGTAGAAGGAATATAATTATTCTCTAAAGAAACAATATCAATAGGGTGACTCTTATAATAACCAATTGAAAATTTATTATCCATCATATACAACTTTTACTATAAGTATTTAATACATTTTTATGCTTAAATACAAACCAATTCATCCTGTAAATTACAAATGCGATCACAATCTCGTTTGAATTACTTTAGAATAATATAATATTAAAGTATTGTAAAGGAAATGAGTTTGGAATTAAAAAAATTTAATATGCGTGAAATCACATTCAAACCAGATGAAAATAAAGGTCCAGTAATTGTTATGATAGGAAGACGTGATACAGGTAAATCGTTTTTAGTAAGAGATTTGTTATTTTATCACCAGGATATTCCAGTTGGTACTGTAATGTCTGGAACTGAAGCCGGTAATGGTTTTTATGCCGCTCATGTACCTAAGTTATTCATTCATGAAGAATATAACACCGTTTTAATTGAAAATGTCTTAAGACGTCAAAAGACAGTGTTAAAACAGGTAAATAAAGAAATAGAACAGCATAAAAAATCAAAGATAGATCCGAGATGTTTTACAATTTTAGATGATTGTTTATACGATCAATCATGGACACGTGATAAAATGATGAGATTATTATTTATGAATGGACGTCATTGGAAGATTATGTTGATAATTACAATGCAGTATCCATTGGGTATTCCTCCAAATTTAAGAACAAATATTGATTATGTGTTTCTTTTACGAGAACCGTATTTAACAAATCGTAAGAGAATTTGGGAAAATTATGCGAGTATGTTTCCTACACTGGAATCTTTTTGTAGTGTAATGGATCAGACAACTGAAAATTACGAATGTTTGGTTATCAATAATAATGCGAAATCGAATAAATTAAACGACCAAATTTTTTGGTATAAAGCAGAAAACCATCCTCCATTTAGATTAGGAGCAAATGAATTTTGGGAAATGTCAAAGAAATTAGGGTCTGATGATGAAGATGAAGCATATGACCCAAATAAAGCCAAAAAGAATAAGGGTCCTGCAATCAATGTAAAAAAGAGTAAATGGTAAGATAATATATTTATGTAAATTTGTAAATATATTATACACATTGGTTATGGGTCATATAGACTTTCGTCAATTTCAATCTCATCATCTGAATCAAAATAATCAGTATCATATAAGTCATCTGTTGGGATATCTGTTTCGCGAATAAGTTGGTCTAATCTGACTGAAAATTCTTCACTAAATACAAGAGTTGTATTATTACTGATATCATTAATTGAATCACCGTCCAACGTATCGTCGTCTACAATATCATATTTTGTAGAAGATTTTACATATAATACTGGTTCAGTCCTACCATTAGGAGTAATAAATGACGTATATTTTTTTCTATTCTTAAATACAAAGATTTTTCTGCCAAATCCAGGACATTTCTGAATAATATCATTCCCTTTTTCTGACATAAGTTTATAATTTGAGACTCGTTTACTAAGGTCAAAATTGTATTTATAATGAAGATAATTGGTTACAGCTGATTTAAATGTATTGATTAAAATATCGTTTGGAAAATCATCGTCAATATCCAGTTCTATAAAAAATTCACTAATCATGTCATAAATACTCTCTACAATCTCGTCTTCATCTTCATTATCAACAAATTGTTTGATATATGTATCTCTGATAATGAGTTTATGATTTCCTCCAAATATCTCGATATTGAACTCAGATAAAAATAATTTTTGTATTATATCTGGAACAACTGAGAATCGTTCTTTCATATAAAAATAAATATTATACAAGTTACTCTTTGAAAATACAACACCACTATATGGATTCTTTGGACTGAGTGGTTCTGAATGAAACATGGGTGAGTTACAAATTGCTGCGATTATAATATGTGAAAGGTCTTGTAATGTAAATATATACATACAATTATTTTCATATAACTGTATTACATTTCGTTGGGTTATTGAGATGGGTGCCAAGAATAAATCATGGTCTACCTTATTTTTCGAATATCGTTGTTTAATCCGTTTCGCAAAATTAGCAAAAGCCCAATATATCTTTTGAATCTTACTAAAAAAATCTAAAAATAAAGTTTGATTTTCCGATGAAACTAAAAAGGTATCACACAAGTTTTTATTGAGTCCTTTGAATTTTGGTTCATTTGATAATACAAATACACATTTCATAAAATTAATATGTAAATCCATTTGATTATCAAAAATATGTTCCATATATGAAATGCGACGAATCGAATCATCCAAATGAGTACCAATTGTTTGATACGTATCGGTATTAATATCGTGTTCGTATTTTACATCACATATAAACAATTTATGTGCTATATAGGTAAATGTTTTCATGTTATCTATGTAATAGACAACAAAATATTTATATCTTTTCAATATAATATATAACCTTATAATGTTGAAAATCGCTCATCGTGGATATTCAGCCAAATATAAAGACAATTCAATAGATGCGTTTATAGGTGCTATAGAAGAAGGTTTTGATATGATCGAACTGGATATACAATTATGTAAAAACGATGATATCGTAATATTCCACGATAATATAATTCATGATAAAGAAATAATAAATATGACTTTAACAGAAGTAGAAGAAATAGGTATAATATCATTGAATACTTTTTGTAGAATAATTGATACATCTCATATTGAAGTATATTTAGACCTAAAAGGCTCAGTTAAAATCGCAGAAAAGTTAATAGAGTTTATACATAAAAATCCAAATGATGTTTATTTACCAAATGTATTGATAGCCAGTTTCAATCGGAATATGTTACATATAATTAAAAAGAGCAATCTTCAAGTAAGATTAGGATACATTACAAACAGTAATTATTCAGAACACGAATGGAATATGCTAACATATATAGTAGATTTCGTGAGTATGTCAGTAGACCAATTAAATCATGAAACTATTCGTTATTTACATAACTTACATAAGACCGTGTTTACATATACATGTCATAATATGAATGAGTTGAATTATATACAACAATTTGATATTGATGGCATAGTATCAAATATAGCGATTGAATAAATTATCAATAATAGTTTATTCAATAGTCAATGTAATATTGTCAATAACTTAATCTGCCTTTTTACTGTCATCTGTAATATCAAGTTCGTCTGTTAACTTGGCAGATTCAGCTGTATTTACATCACGTGATTCAAAATCAACGTTTTCGGGAACACCATTTAGATTACCTTCTTCATCGATGGATTGTGTAAGAACATTACCACTTGCTTTAGCCTTTTCTACATTCTCCATTATAGCCTTCTTTTTTGTCTCACGAACACGCTCTTCAAATTCCTTTTTAGCAAGTTCTTCGTTCTTCATTTTCTCTGAGTGTAATGCGTTAAGTTCATCCTCCATATGCTCTACACGTCCGGTTTTGTATGCATCTGGGTCCCATGGAATCCATACACCAACAGGACCAACATAAATATCATGATTTGGGTCACTTTCACGGAGTTTTTTACATTTTTCCTCTGCTTCATCTTGATTCCCAAATACGCCACGTATTTTAAGACCACGTACTGATGTTTGGAACGCATGTTCGCGATTGAATTGTTCGTTTAGCTTATCCTCTTGTTTATCTAAGAAGTTCTTGTAATCATCTTCAATACCACTTTTCTTTAATTTATCGGATTCTTCTTTCACAAAATCATTAAAATCACCGATTAATGTCTCCACATTAATGTTATGTTTATATGAGATGAAATGGATGAATTCAAAATATCTTTCCATAGATTTAGAGAATTCCCAGTTCTTGATGAACTGATTGAATAGATATACTTCACGTTTTTGTAGTATTTTTTCGGGAGACACGAATGACATACATGCGAACTTTTGCCCGGCAATAGCCTGGTCTTCATCGCACAAATCGACATATTTAGAGTTCACTGAACCATCCGCATTCATTTTCTTTTCGTATCCAGACATTTTAGGAATATACAAAATATAGTGTTGATTATTTAAGTGATTTCAAGTATTATTATTAAATTATTATATTTTTTTGTTAGGGTATAATATAAACATAATGTTTGATTTAAACGAGTTAGTTAAACGTGCTATTAAGTACTTGATTGAAGGTTTAGTTGTTGCACTTGCTGCTTTTGCTATTCCAAAGAAACAGCTTAATGTTGAGGAAATTATTATTATTGCCTTAACCGCAGCTGCTACATTTAGTATTCTTGATGTCTTCATCCCAGCAATGGGTTCTTCTGCCCGTGGTGGTGCTGGTTTCGGTATTGGTGCTAACTTAGTTGGTGGTCTTAAGATGGCTGCATAAATAATATAATTTTATTGAAATAACTATATAATTCAATAAAATATTAGTGATAGAACAGAGTATAAAAAGATGTATAATATATATTATAATGGATACACCTACAACACAAGAATTAAACGATGAAATCAACGCACTCCGTCAACAAGTCATTACATTAAAAACTCGTCTTGCAAAATATACAAATAATGAAAGACATAAAAAATATTATGAAAACAATAAAGATAAGGTTAAGCAAAACGCAAAGCTATATATAGAGAGATTGAAAGAAGAAAACCCAGAAAAGCTAAAGGAATATCGTAAGAAAGCATATATAAATAGAAAACAAAAGGAAAAAGATTAAGCGTCGTAATATGGATTATCGTGTATTTTCATTCCACAATATTGTTGTGGTTCCTTTTTATAATCAACTGGGCTATGTATACCAGCTTCTTTGGCGCATTCAAGTAAAAATTTAAAATTGCTCCAAAATTCGCTTTTATGTCCTATTGATTTTGTCATTACATGTGATAATTCATGAATGGCTACGAATGTCAATGTACTTTCATCAATCAAATGGTCGTTATCTTGTTTGTCTTTGTTTAAACAAAATGCGACTTTTTCACCTTTGTTCTCGCTATACGCAGTATAACTACTTGTAGGTAGTGTTTCCATTATCTTCTTTGGGTTGAAATTTTGTTGTAATCTTTTCACATTTTCTTTGTCTGGGTATTTATCACCTACATAGGTAACCAACTCTTTACATTTGACCGTAATTTTTGCGAGTAAATCGGCTGCTTTTTCAACATTTTCTCTTTCTCTAACACAATATTTGTTACCATCGACAGTTGATACAATACATGTTAATTGGAAACTTTCATAGTTCTCACGGTATACATAATAACTGGTGCTTAATATGAATCCTATTAAAAAATATCCTAAAACGTCTTCACTTCTCATTATACATAATTGTGATAAAAATACAATTCCATTGAAATATATTATATAACAATAATGTCATATAATATCAATAATATACTTAAGCACCAATCTCTAAAGCTTGACGTGTTGAATCACCTTCAATTGTGCTTTGGTTCCATGGACCGATATCAGCCTTGGCGATAACTGGATCAGAACGAAGTTGAAGATTAGCATTTCTCATAGATTGACCGACAGTATCAAGACCAACGTGGTAACCAGCTTCAAGAAGATCAGGCATTTTTACACCTTCAGTATCAACATTATTAGGGTTTAAATTATTCCACTCACTGTTCTTATCAGCAGGTAATAAATCAGTAGGATTAGCTACAGGTTGAAGAGCATATCCGGCTTCAGTCTTTGCGGAAGAAGGTTTAGGTTCATGAGTAGTTGTGGGTTCCTCTTTATTTTCGACTTCCTTCTCATTGGTACCGTCCTCCATCATATCACGTACCATTTTCATTTGTCCATTATAAGACATTAATCCATAGATAGCGATAACAGAAATGATTATTACTAACATCATCTTGGGTGTAAAAAACTTAGTAAGATTCTTAAACATTTTGTTTATATAAACGCCTGATAAAAAATATTCACACTATCTTGTAAAATATGCTAAAATATTCTTTTATTTATAGTCATCTTCACTATTTATACTTTCCTCATCAATCTCTAAATCACTTGTATCACTATCTATGTCATTCAACATGTATGTATTTTTAATATTCTTTGCTTCTAAATAAGAAGATAGTGCCAATTCTTTCGCAACTCTTGCTTTTTGTCTGGCATCTCTATACATTTGATAATATACTTCATTTGGTTTTTTTAAATTTAGTTTATCGTCGGTAGGTAACTCTTCTAAATTAAATACTACTTCTTCCATTGAATTATCTGTTTCTGTATTATTGTGATTTGAATTCTCAGTTTCAATGGATTCTGTATTTACATCAATACTATCTAAGTCGACGGATTTCCCTAAATTATTTGTATCGTTATCTAATTCTGGTAATATATCAGACTGTTCTATATCAGACTGTTCTATTTCAGATGAAATATCATTTATCAAGTCAGATACAATCTCGTTAGTGATGGTATCATCAGTGGAAATCGTAACATTTTCGGTAGTATCCAAATTATTGACTGTATCAATTGGTTTGATAGAAGATATTTGCGTTTTTGGCTGTATAACGCATTTGTCAAATAATTTGAATTCTTCAGGTCTTAGTGTTAATGATTGTTTCATTTCGAGTTCTATCTGAAAACTTCTTGCCGAACACTTGATACCTTGAATTTCGACAATATTCATCAATTTGGTATTTTCGGTAATTGTCTTGAAATCAACTTGATTCTCATCTTCATCATATATTTTAATAGAAGGTTTATCGAGTGCGGTAGGTATATTTGTTCGTATCAAATAGAATTTACCTGATTTATACACTTTTAATGGTGATGTAAAATAATTTTCAATATCTGCCTTTTCCATATTACCATCAAACCAAGTATCGCGATGGTCGTAAATATATTGAATACAATACTCTTCTAACTTCTCAAACCATTGAATAATATATTCATCTTCATTCGTAAAAAGCATATCAGTGTAATATTTTCTACCATTCTTTACAAATCCATTACGTGTATTACATGTGGGGGGTTGAATATACAGGGGGATATTGTCCTTTTTAAACCGAATAAAGTAATTCCCTCCAGAAATGAGAGTCGGTTTTGAAAGTACTAATTTATCGAAATTAAATTCACGCAACTTTTCATTGGTATCGTAGATTTGTTCCATATTAGTTTGTATGTACTGTTCTCTTTATTATTATTTAATCATTAAACCTTTAGTTTTGTTTTACGTTTGAATTATTAGTATTGTTTCTTTGAAGTTTTTATTACGTAATGAATGCAAAGTTTGCGAGATAGTTGTATATCATTTTTCCAAGATGAGAATATAAAGCGAGATTTAAGAGAAATTGCGAAACCGATACTTGATACAATATACGACGAATTGAATATATACGTTTGGATAATACTGGTTTACAATATATTTTTAGTTTTTATCATTTTAGCGAATTTATTTTTATTGCTTCGTTTATTAAGATATTCAAATAAGGTATCCTATATAGATTAATATGTTCTTTTATAATATAATGGCATCACATAAGACAAATAAACGTTCATATAAAAAACGTACTCCTAAAAGAAAAACACAAAAAGGCGGTGATATCAAAATGTTTGGATACACTTGTACTAAGAACAAAGAAGAACCTGAAGAAGAACCTGAAGTAGAACCTGAAGAAGAACCTGAAGAAGAACCTGAAGTAGAACCTGAAGAAGAACCTGAAGAAGAACCTGAAGAAGAACCTGAAGAAGAACCTGAAGAAGAACCTGAAGAGAACAATGATGGAGTTGACTCCGATGAAGAAGAACAAGGAGGTAAGGGTAAGAAAGGACGCAAATCCAGAAAATCAACAAAAAAAGTACGAAAACCACATAAAAAGAATCGTAAAACAATGAAAAAGAAGGGTAAATCCGCATGGACTACTTTCGTGGTTGATTTATACAGAAAGAATAAACAAAAGAACCCAGTTTATATGTTTAAGAACGCACTAAAAGATGCTGCTAAAATATACAAAAAGTAATACACAAATATAAACAATTAAAAACACAAGTTTAGTAATATTATAACATGGATAATATTACTAACAACAATCAAAGTTTGATAGTCAAACCAAATAAAAACGAACGAGAACTTTTAATCGAACATGTAAAAAACTGGGTTCTTTTAGACCAAAAAATACAAATGATAAACGAAAAAACGAAACAAATCCGAGAATTAAAATCAACAATTACTACTGACATATGTGATTATATCAAACGTAACAACATAACATCAAATATAGGTATTAGTAATGGAGAACTACGAATATACGATAAGAAAGACTATAAACCACTTACATTTACCTATGTAGAAAAATGTTTAAACGAAATTATCAAAGACAAAACTCATGTTGAATATATAATCAAATATTTGAAGGACAATAGAGAAATCACAACTTCGCAAGATATTAAGCGTGTTATGCAAAAATTATAAATATAAATACTATATATAATAATGTTTCCTATAGATACATCTGATTTTCAAGATTATATATTCCGAAAAGATATTACTGGAGATAACGTCGTTGGTGGTTATCCTATTAATAATTTAATAAAGATTGAGAACAATGCGCGGTCCATGTTAGGCGGTTCAAATAGTATAGGAACATCACGATTTGACGGATTAGTAGTTCCAATTGGATTAGCAGTAGATTCAAAGTATATTTTGGGTGGATGTTCTCAATTACCAAATATAAAAATGATAAATAAAGATGAAACAATAGATGACAATTTATTTAATATGTTATTTGGTAAGGTAAAACATAATAACGGAAATAACAAAACAAAGAAAAATAAACGAAAATAAGAAATTTATGTATGGAAATATTCTATATAACCCATTTGACTGGAATTTCGTATAAATATTGTATTATATTAGGGTATATCATATCTAAATTATAGAAGCATTATAATTTAGATAATATCTCGAATAAATTAGCCTAATGACGAGACCAATTACTATTATTAAAAGAATTTAATTGTAATTTATCAGAGTTTTTTTTCCAGTAATCTATTTTCTCTTGTAATTCTTTGTCTTCAGCAGTGAGAGGAATAGGTTGTGATTGCTGTGCTTCTAACCTTTTTAAATCATTTTCTGTGGGGGTAGGTTTTTTACCATAACAATTTACACCAAACTTAATATATGGATTATCAATATAACCACCATTTACACCTGGACGACCACAATTGTTTTTCTTTTTGGGGAATTTTTGTAATTTATCCCAAGTTCCTTTCTGTGTAGGAAAGAATGCCATTTGTCCGTCAGACCAGCCATAATTACACCATTCGGCACCTTTATTGTATGCTGCTTCAATCTGGTCGTAAGTAGCTAATTTAGCGCCAAATGAACTACATACTGCTTGTGCGTCTTCGTAAGAATATTTATTGTTAGAAACATTAAACACTTCATTTTGACATTTTGGTAATTTAACTGTTTCTTCTTCCTCTTCTGGTTGAGATGTTCTTAAATAATCAAGAATATTAATATCAAATGTCTTTTGCATAAACACCACAATCGCATTTAATAATAAACTAATCCATGCAGTACCTTCAATTAATGATATAAAGAAGGGTTTTGTAGAAGATGACATTGGAAGTCTAAATAGATAAACAACAATGTAAAGAGAAATAATAAATAATGGAAGAGCAATGAGATTATTCGAATTTTCTAAAAACAATAATACATTATCATACAGAACAATCATGTCCTCTGTAATTTGTTGTTGGGATTTAGATGTGTAGTATGAAAGAATAAAAATAAATAAGCTTACAAAGAAAATGAAATCCAATGTTCTACCTAAATTAGTTTGAAATTCATCAGGAGTTTTTCCTTTATTAAAAAACGTTCCTAAAACATAATATACTACAATGTAAATAGCTAAAAACCATATTAATACAAACATATTTGATGAATTAAGATACTGGCTTGTTATATTTTTTAATTCACTTGTTTCGGCGGTAGCCTCCTCAGTTTTTTTAGTAGTAGCCTCCTCGGGTTTTTTAGTGGTAGTCTCCTCAGTTTTTTTAGTGGTAGTTCTATTAGTCTCTTCTGTAGTATCCGTATCTTCATCGGATTTGTCAGTTTCGATTCCTTTAGTTACATCTCTTAAATGGGTTTTGGTGTCTTCCTTATACTGTGATTCAGCCGCATTATCATCAATATAATCAGTTTCTGTATTATCTGGATTATAATCAGTAGCCATTCTTGTTTTATACTATATTTATTTATTTTTTTTACGATAAAATAAACAATATGCCATTGATGTAACAACCTTAGAAGGGTCTTCAACCTGTTCTATTATATTATCATTAAAATGAATCCATTTATTACTTGCGTGTTTTACAAACGCAGTATAATGTCCGCCATTTGTACCTCCATTATGATTACATACTCCATATAAATCATATACATATGACTTAGGATTATAACCAAGAACATATTTTGATAAGTCAAGATTATCAACTGGAAAGTCTATCTTTGTATTTATTTTACGTTGTCCGTCTGGAGTAAACCTTTTCAAAACAATAACCAGAATTTTGGGGAAATTCCAGAAAACAACATTTTTTTTAACATCTTGCTTTGTATTTGTTTCTTCGTTAAACCATGCGTTATCTCCTTCAAGAATATCTGGTTTAATAAATAGATTCATACAGTCATATATAGACGACTTTACAATATTTCCTTCCATGATAGGTAAATCCAATATAAAATAAGATTCGGGTTTCAAAACTAATGACTTTTTACCATCAATATCGGTTATTTGATTTACATAGATTCCATAATATAAATCCACGATTTCAGAGTATTCGGTACTATATAAATGTTGAAGCAATTTATAACATTCTACAGCAAGTTTATCAGTCATATTTTCGACATTACCTGATATTTTCATTTTTACCTGACGAGAAATACTTGTATGCATACATTCGATAATAAACATAAAAAATTCAGGCATATCATTTTGATTATATCCCGAAAATAATTCTTTACCTTTCTTGTTAGCAAGTTCATGCATTATATGAATGAATTTTTTGGGTGTTACTACACCATTACCACTCCACATTACATTACGTAATTCATCCCATGCTAATGTTGCTTGACTTTCAATAATATCCGTTTTTAAACATTCTTTATATTTATTTGAATCAAAAAAGTCATTTAGTTCATATGTATGATTTATCATTTGCATACATGCGTTTAAAAAACATGTATTTCCCATATTTTCCATCCCAGTTATTCCATTGTTTTTATATTTAGTTAAATCCATTATAAAAGGTATATAGACATTCCTTTACACCATTTATAATAAATATAATTAATATGAATACTAATTTATTTAATTTACCTAATACACCACGAAATCATACAACAACCAATAATAGTTTAGAAAATAACCAGCGTTCTGTGAATGATATAGTATATTTATATCGTGATATAACTCATGGTATACGGGATGTTATGAATGGATACAACAATGTTATAAATAATTATAATCAAAATATAGCCAGGTATTTATCCACAATTAATGAGTATAGAAATGACGTTAGAACAATGCGTTCACAATTATTTAATGATTTACCACACCAATCCCTCCCGAACGCACCATCAACACCAATTCGTTCATCTCAAAATACCATACCACGACCTCAAGTAAGGCCATATAGAACCCGGTCAACCAATGTATCTACAATGGGTACTACTGAGTCCCGGACATTTTCTTCTCCAGAATCATTATTTTCCAATCTTTTTACATTCCCTATAAATACGGGTGCGCGTAGTTATGAAGACGTTATAGTTTGCCCGACACAACAAGAAATAGACAATGCGATCGAAGTATTTAATTATACTGAAAATGACTCGCAAAATCATCATAGTTGTCCTATTACTATGGAAGAATTTGTTATAAATGATCGTGTTTCAAGAATACGTCATTGCGGGCATACGTTTCGTGAAGAAGCTATAAACAATTGGTTTAGATTAAATGTTAGGTGCCCCGTTTGTAGATATGACATACGCGAATATACAAATAATAATGACACAATGGATGTATCTGGTAATGACACAATGGATGTATCTGGTAATACTATTGATATATCAAGTTCAAATATAAATGCAAACATAAATGATATTACAAATCAATTAACCACTGAACTTACAAATTTGTTAACACAAGCATGGCGAACACAATTACAATCAAATATGAGTGATAATTCCCAAAACCCAATATTTAGTTTTGACATACCAATCACAGTAACAAGCACTTACGATAATGAATATGATGAGGATGACGACGATGACCTCTAAATAAAAAATATGACAATTATACATTATGTGTCATATTTTTACATGTTATAGAACTGAATCAGTTTACTTAGGCCTGGTAAAGAATGTATCTAATGTTTGAATCCTATTTTTTGTATTGTATATTTTGCTAAGAACTTTATCAAATAATAGAATTTTTATCTTTGCGCTACACATTTTTTCTTTCTTTTTCATGAATGTTTCTAAGTCGTGTCCTTCGGCTTCTAATTTTTGTAAGTCTTTATTAAATGTTTTGATTGCTGAACGTTTATTTTGCATAGTCCATATTTGTTCTAATGCCAATCCAAATAATTGCTGGAGTGGTTTCATTAACTGATTTGTAATATAGTGAGTATAATCAATCTGTAATTTATTTTCTATAATATATTCTGGAGTTTCTATTTTATCTCCCATTAACGCTTTCGGTTTGTCATTTACAACAAATACAAATTTCATTCTGTCTCCTGGTTTTGGTTTATTTCCTGGGTCACGTTGTCCTATGCGATTTGCCAGAACATTATGACCTATTTGATTTGGATTTTTATAATAACCCTTAAGTGCTTTTGTAATCATGAGCTTATCCATACTTACCTTACCATCAATTAAATTTTGTAAAGCCGTTTCTAAATACTTAATTGCGTCTTCTACATTATTACCTTTCATGAGGATATTCAATATGTCGCCATATACATCTTTCAAGTAATCACATGAATCGCGACGTTTAATAGAAAGTCCCATATATTTTAAGTACCCCTTATTTGGGTCATCTTCGTATAAAATACCAACATATCTCTTTTTAGACAGCAATATGAACGGCATAAGTGTTTTCTCATATTCTAAAAACATAGGGGCTTTCAAATAATTACTACATACAACTTCTATGTCTTTTGATATTTCAATCGTACCTTCTAATGCTTTTTTACCGCGAATCTTCTCTCCGGTTTCTGGGTGTTCCAGATTTAATGTATAAAACACCGAATCAGTATCACCATAAATGTATTCGGCACGACATCTCATTGGACCATGACATTTTGTATCGTATACTAAGTCTCCATATATCTCTTCAATCATTCGTCG